AAACTAGGTCTGGTAATAAACCCCTACTTAAACATGTAGCTCCAGGCACTCCTTTAAACGCACTAAGCATAGACTCGTGGATGATAACTGGCTCTTCTTGCTTTTGGTCTTTGGGGTTTGTAAGGCGTTGAAAACGAGAACGCAAAGATGACTCAACTCTTGCTGCTAAATCTAAATTGCCACCACCAGCTACACCACCAACCTGCTCTATAAGTGTGTAGATGTTTCCCTTCCACTGACAAGAAAAACATATGAACGCACCACTATCGGCATTTATCCATAGCGATGGGTTTCTATCTTCTTTGCCTGTACGCTCTTTATGAGCAGGGCAGTTAATCTGAATCTCATCGCCACGAGTGTCGTTGACACTAAGACCTAAACTAACAAGAGTGTCTTTCATTTCCTCTATAGTCATTAGATATCACTTGCATCAATTTCGCGGAATGTACCTGTGCCCCAGTCCCATAGAAGTGAAACGTCTACGCGACCAGAGTTACGGCTGTCAAGAATCTTAAGTACACGAGTGTCATCTACATTCTCGTCTTCTCTCTGTAGACCAAAGATAACGTCAGCGTCTTGGTGGAAAGAAGATGAGTAACCAATAGAGTCGGCAGTTACCTGACCCTTCTTCATCTTCCAGTTAAGTACCTGAGTAGAAATAACTACTGGAACTTTATAACGCTGAGCCATACGCTTTAGCGAACGGGTGATGTTAGTGATTGCCTGTGGGGTGTTCTGCTCACCGCTCTGCTCGTCAATCATAAGGTAGGTACCGTCAATGAACACGATGTCTGGATGTAGAACTTGAATCTTGTTAGCAATACCAGAGACGGTAGAGCCGTTAGCAGAGTCCACTAACCAGAACTTCTTGCGCATGCTTTCTAATGATTTAAGCTTCTGCTTGTATCTTGCTTCGTCTTCTGCAGATAAAGTACCAGTTAATAAACGTGTGTGTGATACGCGTGAACGCATAGCATCGTAACGAGTCTGCTGTTCGTGGTTACTCATTTCAAATGACTGGAACATCACGCACTTATCCTGCATGTGAATGTTCTGTGCAACCTGCAAAGCAAGAGTTGACTTACCAGTCTTAGGTGGAGCAACAATAACAATTAGCTGACCATCTTGTAAGCCGTTAGTTGCTTGGTCCATAGTAGGGAAACCAGTAGGAACTCCAAGCATGCCTGGATTGTTCTTTCTAAACTCGTACTCATTGAAACGCTCTAGTGCGTTATCAGTAAGGTCTAAGTCGCTAGTCTTACTAAGACCGTCTTCTTCTAGCTTGGCTAGGTTACCTTGAATAACAAGTAAAGCCTTTTCATGGTCTTTTTCTTTTTCCAAAATATTGATGGTTTCATCCATCATATTAATGGTTGCAGCCTTACGTCGGTCTGAGATTACAGTGTCAATTAAATAATCAACGCTGTCATTTACTTCCAACAACTTATAGGCGGGGAAGTTACCCGAGATAACATCTAAGCTTGGGCACTCTGCATAGTTAAAGAAATGCTGTCGTGTAAATATCCATACACGCTTTACATCAGGGTCAACAAACCAACTGTCGTTAACGCCTCTATCAAATAGTGGGGCTAGGTTGCGGTCTGCAAGTACTTTACTTAGTAGCTTTGCTTCATTGTTCATAGTTCCTTAAATGTCCTTCCCCATCGACCGTATTGTAAGAGGCGCGAGTCTACATCAACAACGCCAACAACTTCAGGTCTATAGGGAAGTTCGTTGACCAAATGATTAACCGATTCGTATGCCGTAAAGTATCTAAAGGGATTGGTACCCATCTTGTCAAGTAGGTCCATAGCTTCAGATAAATTTTCTTCGTCTAAGTTGTAAGACACAAGTTCAAGCGTCACCCCTGCACGGGATGTATATAAATATAGATAGCTTAAAATATCGCGTCTAAACTTTTTATTTATTTTTACTGATGGGATTATTAAAAGCTTCCGCTTAACGGAAACTTCTACATCCATAATCAGGTCTGTTGTAACTAACAACCTTTTGGGGAGTTCGTTACTGATATCCCCGTGCTTCATTTAAAAGACTTCTATCTTACCGAAGCGAATTACAAAGTCACGGAAGTCTTCTTTAGATTGCTTAGCTTTAAACACGTCATCTTTAGTAGCTCGACTAGAGAACTCTAAAGGGTAGTTGTCTCCACCGTTAGATTTAACACGGGCTTGTACAAACTTAACATGCTTGCATGTGCTGCGACCTTTGTATCCTTGGCATGTGCAATAGAACTTGTTGTCGTCATCAACAGACACTTCAAAGATTCCTGGACCAGGGGTCTGGGATTGACTTAGAAATACTTGTACAAGTTTAGTATCCATTACCTTGCTCATTCTCGTAGGTCTCCTTTGTTAGTAACCATTTCATAATATAGGAATGCTTCCTTGGCAAAGCTTTCGGTAGCGTCTCCGTAAAGACTACTCCAATCGTCAAGCATGACGTTGGTGGTCACTATGGTTGGCAGTCCTTGGTTGAACCGTGTACGTAGTACGTGGTGCAACACGTTCTTCTGCCACCCGCTTAGGCTAGCGTGTTCCTTGCCTACATCATCTATCACTAGGACTCGGATGTTGTAGGAGTCATGCGCCTCGCCTAAGACACCATAGTAGAGGACCTCCTCCCAGTCTGTCGGGCTATCCATCATGCGACCTTGTAGGGCCAAGACGTCATTAAAGGTCATAAAGTAGCAGGGACGTATTAAAACCCCACCTTCCTCAACATCAAAAGCATCAATAGGGGAGTTAAGCATGATGGTCTGGATAATAGATGCAGCCACTGTTGACTTTCCACGACCAGGCTTTCCAGCTAACAACAATCCCTTACCGCAATACTTACTAGAAGAAGCACGGACGTTCTCACCTTTGTCAAAAACTTTAAGCCAGCTTTTAATATCTGCAATGTCATCTTTGTCAGTGTCTTTGCAATCATCTACTGTCCAACCTAGACGAGCCTTTGGTATGCCAGCAGCCTTAATCCATGAACGACGACGAACCTTCTGGTCTTCAAGTTTGTACATCACTCAACTCCTAACTGTGCACGACGCTTTGCTTTAACAGACTCTACACGTGATAGGTCTTCTGGCGCCAGTGCACGTTTTGCCTCTTCCAACATGGTGGGAGCATACTTTATAAATCCAAAGAAGAGAGCGTCTGGGCTTCGCTTATCTGTATCGTGCTTCTGACTGTCAATCCAACGGTCAAGAATTTCTTTTTCAATATCGCCAGTAGTATCAAAGTCTGCACGGAAATTTTTCATGGCACTAATAAACGCGGGACGTTGGTTGGTGGTGACCTCACTAATGTGCCACACAGTCTTAACCACTTCCGCAAAGTAATTAACTACATCCGTAGGGGTCCACTTCTCAACGGGACGTGAAGCCCTAATCTTCTGACGGTCAGTGTGCTTCTTCTGTTTAGCCTCTGTGCGTTCCTCAGCCTTGCGCTTACGGTCCTTTTCTATCTCTGCTGCTAAGTCATCTGGGTCTAGCCACATGTCGACTCCTTCGATAAATTCTTCTTGTTCTTTATGGGACGCACTTAGTGCGTCCCCTTGGTTAACTGAATATGCTTCTATGCTATTAGGATAATTAGCTAGATAGCTATTCTGTGATATAGAGGGACGGGTTTTCCGCAACGGTGCCGTTGCGGGTTTTCCGCCACGGTTCTTCCCATCCTTCATGTGTTTCTTGAGGATGTCAACACCCTTCTGGGTAATCTCCACAGTGGACCAAAAGTTCCCTTTGTCCGTTTTCCCTTTAATCAGGGCTATCAGGTCGTTAGAGCGCAGCTCTATCAAGCCTGAGGAAACATAGTCCTTACCCACCCCAAGAGCCTCTGAGAGGCCTTTGGAGCCTCCTGAAGCCCCCTGTGCGTACACGTGTAGGAGCAGCCCCAAAGCCTTAGGGCTTAGGTGTGTCTGTGTCATTACGGCTAAATTCCTCCTTGAAGGCACGGGCAAAGATGCGGGCTATTTCTTCGACCCCCGCGTAGAGATTTTCAAGACCTTCGTCGTCTTCTTCGTCTTCGTCTTCGTACTCTTCGTCATCTTCTTCTTCTTCACCGCTTTCTTCCTCCTCCGCGCCATCGTCTTCGTCCTCCTTTGCACTTTTAGTTACGCGCTCTTTTTCTGGGAAGTCAATCACCTCCGCTTTTTTAATATCAGCAGATGGGTTGATTGGGACTAGGCCGTCAGTAAGGTCAAAGCACTTAATATCAGCTTTCTTACATGCAACTAGAACGTCTAAAGAAGTATTATCTTCATCAGACCAGAGAAGAAAAGCAGTTGTCTTCTCTCCAATAATGATTTCAACAGCTTTGTTTATTGGGTCTGGGTCATTAATCATAGAGCCAGCGGGTAGGTTAGTTAGGTTAGCTCCTTCTGAAGCTACGTAAACAACCTCTTTGTTTTTTTCTTTTGCATACTGTGCAACAAAAACTTGTGACGGTGTTGGGTTACCAAAGATTGGCATAACAACAATGCCGTCTTCACCATTGGCATAGTAATGGTCTTCCATTAATGCCTCAATGTTTGCGCGACTTGTCGCACCGTTTCCTGCTACCAGTACATAGTACTTGTCCATGTGGACCTCCTTAGGTGGCCCACATACTACACCTATTCTTCGCGAGCGCTATTGATGACGGCAGGCTTGTAGGTGGCGACCCTTTCTACAAGGGCTAGTAAAGATGCCCCCAGGAATGCCCCCGCTATGGTGTAGAGGATGTAGCTCTTAGTAGTTGAAACTTCAACTAAATACACAGCTACTGCTGAGAATAAGATAGAGAACCCAGCATTTAATATTTGAATACCTATGAAGATACTAAGGACATCTAGCAAAGAACGTATGGCAGCTAGGAAGAACCCTGTAAAGCATCCGATAAGAAGTAGCTCAAGCATGAGCCTATCCTACTACGTATTTGGCTGTGCTAGGTATATGGCGTAGGTAGAGCCGCTGGTAACCCAGTCGTCCAAAGCACCTTTAACTAAACGAGATTGGATAGCTCTGCAGTTTTTGTAGTAGTGGCTACGAGCCTGGTTAGGGACATTACCTTCCCAGAACAGGTCAGAGCCAGGGATAATACGTCCATTAGTTCCGTCAAAATAATCTAGTACTAAACCAGAGTTCTCAAAAAGAGCTTCCTTAACCAAAACAGTTCTAGAAGACGCGTCTGCTGTCCAAGTTAAACTAACGGTTGCATAGGCTGCCGTAGCTGGGGCCAGGGCAGAGACGCTTGGACGCGAGTAGTCAGCGCTAGTAAATGTAATAGCCTGAGTGTTAGTAGACAGTAAAGTCTTTGATGAGTCGTACCATAAGATGTTTATAGAACCACTACCGCTAGTTTGAGTCCCACCCTTAACATACAAGCTAAATGTGTAGGCAGAAGTAGGATAAAAAATCTTCATATACTGAGTGTTGTTAGTAAAAGAGCGAAGAGTCACAACACCAGAGGCAGTTGATGTTAGTGTTGTAATATCCGCTGGTCGTGTAATAGTACCGTTTACAATAGACCAAGGTGCAAAGTTGCTACTTACGTTAAAAAGAACAGGGTTAACCAACTCATTGATTCGGTTAGCTTTAAGAGTGATGTGTGATTGACGAGCCTCATCAAAGTCAGTAACACTGCTAGCTTGTTCAAATTGGCAGTTGTCAAAATAGTGGCGCTCATTAGATGCCGCGTTAGCTACGTTAGAAACCGTAATAACAGGAACCGCGTAGTAAGACTCTTGAACAAGTTTTGTAGTAACAAGGAACCCAGAACCATTAGCGCTACCAATGTCTGTCTTATTTAAAGTAAAGACTGTTGTTGTATCCGCACCTTTACCACCGTTAATAACGGCAATAGAAATAACAGCTCCACCAAATATAGTTACGTTAACTCTTGGAAGAATCGTAGGTTGTTTTCCAGATACGTAGGTTAACGGCACGTTTGCATATGTTCCGTCTGTATATAAGGTTCCAGCTGTAGTGTTATATGGGTTAAAGGTAATGTTACATGGAGCTGAAGCAGACACTACCCCTCTTGCAGAGAATGAACCCGCAACGTTAGATACAGAGTTACCAGTAGTTGTAGACATAAAGGTACCAAGACGGTCGTACCAACTAATACCCACAGTAAAAGTTCTAGAGGTTACGCTAGCGGCTGAGTACGCGCTAAAGGTGTATTGGTCTCCAGATGTTATTGGAATGCCGTAAACAATAGGGTTAGATGTTCCACAACTAGCGGTCACTACTGCTGCAGTTGAACCAGCGTTACTTAATGATAGATAGCCTTTTTGCTTGTTTGGGTATAAGGCTGGAGCAGTAGGTTCATTACGAGCTGCTGGGTATGGGGTAACAGTTGGGTAGCTTTGAGTGTCTGGGTTAAATGCTGACACCAATGCAATATTAGGAGCCACAATATTTACGTCAATACCTGTTGGGTCTGAGCCTGTAATAGCAACAGGGGTAGCAGAATTAAACTTAGGAATTTTAAAACCACTTAATGTTACAGAATCTCCAACAGCATATCCATTAGCTCCAATATTTAAGTGAACGGTATTGGAGTTTACAAAGAAAGAGTTAACCGTGTAAGACTTAATCTGGCGTAAGGTACCGCTGTTGTCTGTAGATGCCCAACGTCCAATACCCTCTTCAAACGAGGAGTCGTTGTAGTCCAGCATTAAGTTGTGACTTGATGTAATACCCTCCACTACAGGGTTGATAGACCCTTCAATTGGAGAAGGGCATGCCCATCCAGTAAATGCTTTTACGTATTGTCTAACACCTTGTGAGGAACCTTTTTCTTTTGATAGCTGCACAGAGTCACGTACTAATACTCTTGAGTTTTGAAACCCAATCTCAGGTTCAAAGTTAATACCAAACTGATTTAACAACAAAGGAATAACAGTGTTAGACATCTGTTCAAAGTTAAATCTTTCAAATAGAGTTTCAACCGTGCCCTTAATGTAGTCAAATTGATAACCAAACAAAGATAAAAACTCTCTTAAATCACTGTTGTCGTAATTTGAAGACGCTACATAGGGAGTGGTTATCTTTGTAATTTCAGGCATTAAATCATATAGTCGGTTTCCGCCACCATAGTTAGGTACAGCAAACCCAATAACTTTACCCGCTAGAACCCAAGTGTCCTGTACAGTTTCGTTAACAAAAATAGAATAGTAGTAAAACTTTGGTTTTTGTAAATTTACAGTATCAACATATGAAACATCGTTATCTGATTTTTCAGTAGTAAATACGTTTATACCATCTGTTATGTTTACTGGAAATCCGTACGGGCTTCTCATCAGCTTTAGGGTGTCCCAGTCTCCGACTGGTTTTGCCCAATTAATTGTTATCTGCAGGTATCCAGAAGAGATAGCCGTTACTGGAGAAGCATCAAAAGTTAATGGGTTATCGCTACCATAGTAACTTAGGGGGAAACTAGGGGAGCTGTAGTAATCAAGACCGTAACGTGACATCCTATTCGATGCCTCCAGTTACCGTTAGGTCAAAGGTACCTAGTTGAGGAAGCTCATTAGTTGAGCAGATAATATCTCGAACGGTAAGAACTGTTACCTTTGCTAGTCCAGTTACAGCAGTAGTAAGTACGTTAGTAGCAATACATACGTAGCTAAATGTTGTTGGGGCTGTAGCCGTAATAACGTATGTGCCATTAAACGTATCATCAACGTTAGTGATAAGTACGGTCTGACCTACAGATAGGTTGTGAGTAGCGGACGTAGTTAGTGTGGCTACGTTACTTGTAAGTATCTTGTTATTAATAGAGAACGTTTGTTCTTCATCTCCTCGTACCATCTTAATCACAGAGGCTCTTGATACACCAGCCACTGCATTAGCAGAGCTTAGAACATCTTGTAGATTAATACGGTCGTTAAATGCCACGTTGTCAAAAGCAAACAACTCTTGAATAGCAGACTGAATGTCTGCTGTAACTTTAGCTTTAACATATTGCGGTAAGATAACACAGTCAAGTTTAAGTTGAGCAGGTACGTACTTAGGTGGTTGGAATGTCAACGTTGTGCCTGGAGGAGTCTTATCTGAGAAAAAGGTATAAACTTTCTCAACTAAGTTGTTAAAGACAGTTGATGCGGTCAAACCATCAGACTGAAGTCCAGAGTCTCCATAAGGAGCTAAGTAAATAGTAATGCTGCTATAAACTTCAGCAATAGAAATTGCTTTAGCCACTCCCTGTACTTGAACAGCAAGAGATGAATAATCAGCCAACGATACAGCACGGCTTAAAGCTCTGATACTTTGCGGAGCGTTTACTCTGATAGAGTCAGTTGTTTCTGGGTCCGCTCCACCAGATGCTGCTCCAGAAATCTCACCCACGTTTTGGTTCACAACAGTCAACCCAGTTACCTGGTTTGTAAGAATGAACTTAATAGTGTTAGCTGATACGTTTCCTTGAATTCCTCCGCCTACACGGTAGGTAGCAGTAATTTGAGCACCATTAGCTGGAATACGACCGCTGATTCCATCTCCAAACGTTACATATGTAACGTTATCAGCATCAGCTTCTGCAATAAATACTGGGTCAAATTCTTGGTAATCAATTAGGTAGGGAACTTGAGAGTAGTTAACTCCCGCAATAGTTAAGGATACGCTTCCGTTAATAACTGGGCTTTGAGCTAATTCAAATATTTGGTTAGGGGTACCGTTAGATACTCCAATAACTTCATTAGTAACTGTCTCACCTTGAGTTGCAGCTACAGTTGCTGAACCGTTTAATGCCCCAACTTTTGCTGGCACAGTTACAGCCACATCTGTTTCAAATATAACCTGAGTTCTTTGTCCGTTGTTTACTACGCTAGTAGCTACCTGAGTCTTTGCTGGTACTGTAATTGGGTCCGCAGTAGAGTTCTGAAATGTAAGAAGTACAGTTGCTGGAGTTGCTCCTGTAGGAACATACCCAAGAATTTTTGCAATATTAAGTACGCTGCTTTTCTGGCTAGCGGTAGACAAAAATGACTCATTAAGTGAACGGTCAATATAAAAGTTTAGCTCATCAGCAACATATGAAAACAGTTCAATCAGTGTCATACCAAAGTCTGAAGGGTCGCGGTTAGTCCACTGAGGCGCAAAGTTAGGGATAAGGTTGATTAAGTCTGCTCTTACAGCTTCGTAATCTCTAGATGTATAGTCTACTTGAGGCACAAAGTTATCAGCCATTTGTTGGTATCTCCCTTATAATTTCCCCTGCTCTTGTAAGCAAGTCTGTTTTTATGTTTAAATCTTGGATAATGCTGTCGCCACCCATATTATAAAATACTTCAAACTCTAACCCATTATCTGTAACAGTTGGGTTAACGCTAATTAATGTAAGGTATGGAAACCATGTAGTAAAACATCCTGAAACGGCATTTTCCACATTAGCAATTGCGTCATTTTCATTTTCAAAAGCCGCTCTATGAACATAAGAACCGTAGGTCGGTCTCATTACTCTTTCATCAAAGCTAGTCATTACAGCTAAAACTACTCTGTCTTGAATAATCTTTTTCAAGTCTGTTGTGTAAGAAATTTCTCCAGCACTATTAAAGGAGAAGGGCAGGGATATAGCGCGTTGTTCAGCCATCTAACTCAACTCCCATCCATACTGGATAATTAGGGTCTCCGCCTATAAACATAACCCATACTTTTTGACCAACTCTAGGTACAAGTCTATGGGGTGTATGCTCAGGAGTCTGGTTTGTCTCTTGGTCATCATTCCATTTTTCGTCTTTATCCTCGGCAGTTTCGTGCTCATGGTCAAGGCTAAGGCTGTTACCTGTGTGGTTATTAGTATGAGTTAAAGTCTGGGTAGCGCTGAAGGTATGAGTGTGGGAACCAAAGGTGCTTACCGTTGCTCCACCTGTAGTACCTGATACCGAAACTGAGTGGTCTCCATGAGCATTAAGCAGGGCAGCTACCTCAGCCGCCAAGTGCTTTTTATGGTCAGGGTGGTTAGAGTTAGCAATTACTGGAAGGCATGGTCTAGCCCACTCAGTAATCTCCTGCCCCATAACCTGGGGAACTTGAAGCTTGATACGGCTATCGTTTTCTGGGTCGTCAACGTCAGCGCAGATACCTTGATAGATACCGTAGAACTTTAACTCATCCATTAATTAGCTTTCTTTTGCAATCTTGTAGTAATCGTTTGAGGTCTTCTTTTCTCTACAAACGTCACCTTTTTAACAGGTGCTGTTGTTTTCCATAAAGAAGGGGCTCTAACACCAGCCACTGGTTTTGCTCTGTTTCCTATCTTACCAAAGCTTACCGTATTACGTTTATTTGATACAACGTTATTTTTTATTATTTTAGACTTTGGAACCACTTTAGTTTGTTTAATTCCAGGGTCAATTTTTCTTATCTTAGTTGATGGTGGCACTGATACCAAAGACCCGCCAAAACTTACAGCTTTACCTAAAGAGTCTGTACCTAGAGATAACTCAGTTACATAAGAAAATACGTTAGTTTCTGTTTCAATGAACTTATGCTGAGTACTAAGGATTACCCAGTAACCGCTGTAAGTAGAGCCAATGCCTTCTAGGTATACAGGCATGTTAGGTCGTAGGTCTGGTTCTCCAAGAGCAATAGCAGAAGCTCTATATGGAAAAGAGGCACGTAGGTCTGCCGCTTCGGCTTCATACGCAGCTATCTCAGCATTAGGAGCAACAATTGCTGTATTAAAACGGTCAAACATTTCAAATTGAGTTATAGCTTTTGTTTTAGCAGGTCGCTTTTGTTTAGTAATAGATATTGGAGACTTTGCTAGTCTGTCCACTCCCTGCACTGCATGAGCAGCCTTCATGTCGTCCCCATCAAATGATATTGACTCACTAATAATGGGTTTGAAGCTGTACAGGTTAGACCCATCAGTGCTGCTTTCGTCTCTCATTACAAGTGTAGAAGCTTCACTTCTATAGTTTTTAAAGTCTTCCATCATAGGTTCAAAGTAAATCTCTGTGTTTTGGGTTCTAATTGTGTAACCAATTTGTTTAGCTAGTCGTACCAACATCTGCCAATCGGTACTTCCAGTGTGTGAAATTTGTTCAAAAACACGTGGGTGAGGCACCCCGTAATAAGTAAGCCCGTGCTTTGAAGCAAGGTCTCTAACCACCTGGTCAGCTGTGTGGTCCCTATAAACTTTTTGAGAAGCTTGCTTTAAAGGAAAAGAACCACCAATTAAAACAACTTCTGTAAATGCAGTTCCAGGAGTTCTATTAGGTTCAATGTGATGAATGTACCCGTAAAAATTTCTTCTAGAGGTTGCTCCCTTAATGCTAACAGATACGGGTGACCCTGGTTTTACAACGTCGTAGTCAACATCCCAATCTCTAAACATGATGCTCATCATTTCATGCTCATAGTTTTTTTGATACAAAGTAGCGCTGTATACTCTTTTAGGAAAATCTACAGAGTCTTCAAAGTTAACTGAGATATAACTAAACACTAGGAATCCTAAGTATTGTTCCAGTTGGAATGTTTGTAAAGTCTTTTATCTCTGGATTAAACTCAGCAATTACCCACCAAAACGATGGAGTTTTGTAGTACTTATAAGCTAGGGTATCTAACCTTTCACCGTCCAAATAATAATGTGAAGCGTATGTAACTACGCCTAAGTCAGTCATTGTGTAAAAAACAGTTGGGTTCTCATCCCCGTTTTCTTTTGTTGAAAAGAAATCAATAAGAGAGTACTCGTACCTAGAACCTGAATAAATAGTCACAACGCCTCCTAGATAATTGTAGAACCAGCAAAACAGTCAACACTAAAGCTAACTGAGGTACGGATAGGAATCATTTCTTCTGTAAACATCGTATGGCTAATAGACAGGTTTGTAATCCAACCAACATAAGAAAGCGCTGTCTTTGCGTTTTCTCCAAATCTAAAAGCTAATAAAGTTGGAGACAAGAATCCAATATCCGCGGTCTCTTTACCTAAAAGAGTTTTCCACGAACCCGCGTTTGTACCTGTTCCATTAATACATTTAAATAGGTATTCTAAATCAGCCATAGTTCCATATGTATGTAGGTCATAAAGCTTTTTAACCTTAGACTCTGTTGCTGAACCTTCAACATCTAATCCGTATTTATACTGTTTTAATAGTTCTTTGCTGTAAGTTGGGTAAGCAACTCTAGAGCCTTTTTCAGCTCCACCATTAGCAGCACGATTAAACAACGCAAAATCATTAACTCTATCTAAAATAATAGTAAAAGATAAAGACTCTTGTCCAGGAAACGCTCCAGCCACACCGCGTAAACGGTCAGCATTAGATGGAGTTACATCCATGTTTCGAGCAACAGATACTTGAATCTGGTCTGGATTCCATAAGAATTGAAAACCATATTTACCGTATGCATTTTCAGGAATCTTGTCTTTATCTTTTGAGCCAAGTTTAGCGACTTTATCTTCGGAGTATTTCTCCTCAACAGCGTCGCCAGCATTCTGCACGTTACCAGAACTGTCCACACTAGATACGCCTGCACCAGTGTCGTAAAACCAAATAGCTCCTCTGCGGTATCTATGCATGCTAGCTAAGTCTTGACTAAAAACGGTTTCGTAACCAACTACCTCTACAGCTCTTACTGGAAGGCTTGCAGCGCAAGGCGGTAAGTTCCAATTAGTATCTAGGTCAGGACGAGACTTGCGATTTCTCGCAGTTATAGTTGAGCCTCTTGTATTTTTGTTTTTTGGTGGGTCCTGTTTTATTTTAGTTACAGGGTCTTTTATGGTTGTGTTTCCTCTAGGTTGCGCAGGCCCAGCTGGGGACGGGTTAGTGTTAATACCAGGGTTTTGACCAAAGCGTTGGTAGCCTCTACCAACGCTTGCACCAACATTAGGTGGCTTTGGTGCTACAGCAGAAGTTTTTTTATTTGGAGTCGGTCTTTTAAATAGTCCAGCCATTAGAATTTAGCCGCCTTTGAAATAGTATCTTGACTTGATAAAGCTGCCTTCAGAGCTGCAGCAGTATCGTTAGGGTTAGTACTTCCATCAATCTTAATTTGAACTCCCCCATAGTTATAGGTGTGACCAGTAGACGCGCTTGAGCTCTTATTGAACTCTCCCATATTTTTTGTTAAATCAGCTAGCAAAGTTTTTGTACTTTCTTTTTCTCTTTCCATCAAAGAGCGCAAAGTTACTCTTCCGCTGCTTTCGCTGTTTCCGTTATTAAACACTGTTGAGCTACTACCAGGTTTAAAGTCAACATCATACTTAGAGCTAGAGCCTGCAAACTTGTAGTTACTATTTTTTCCTTCTCCATGTACCCAAGCAGATTTATTTACTGCAGCAAGGATTGCATCTTTATCGGCACCCTTGCGAAGTGCTTCAACAATTGCAGAGTAACCACGTTCATCTGCCCTGTTTCCTGTAAGAGTTTTTACAGCAGCGTCAATACCTTGGTCCCAGTTTTGATATCTTTGAACAAGTTTATTCTTCTCGCTCATAGGGCCAGAGCCTGGGAGTTTCAAACTTGTATTTAATGGATTAAATCTAGCTCCGTGGTTTCCGTTGTTTGAAAAGTGTCCACCCTCAAATCTAGCCCAGGTCTTTAGAGCATCAATAGAGTCTTGTTTTTCTGGGGCACCCAAAGCTCTTAGCATTGCTTTAGCCCAATCTTCTGGGCTAGATTTATCCCCTAGTCCATATCCCCCAGCTTTTACGCCACCGCCACCAGCACGGAACGGGTAGTTTGCTAGCTCGTGGTTAGGAACAATCTTTCCGTCAGTCTTAGGAACAAAGAGCTCAGGTCCACGCTCACCTACAATGTACGGAGACTTTCCTGCTACGGGTCCACCCTCGGCTTTAAACAATCCTCCAAGAGCACTGACAACTCCAGCTGGGCCAGCAAATGCAAAGTTTCCAGCACTTGCAATAGTGTCTGCAAATCCTTTAAAGAGCCCGCTTAGCTTTAGTACTCCAGTAATTCTATCAAAAAGATTTACAATTCCAGTTATAGTTTTAATAACATTGTTAGCTTGAGTAAACCCAGCAGCGTTAGCATCAGCTGTTTGACCAAGCGTTTTAGATGCTTCTGCAGTTCTATTAGACAAAGATGATACAGCGGCAGTAGTAGCACCAGCTTGTTCAGCTGCTCGTTTACCTTCCGCACCGCTCTTGATGGCTCCGCCACCAGTACGAGCTTTAAAGATAAGACCATCCTCTACTTGCTTACGAAGTAGTGGGTCATTGCCAAAGTACTGGTCAAGCATAGAAGCAAGAGCATTACCAGGCTGTAAAGAGATACGAACATCTTCTACGCTAAGGGCAGCTCCACCAATTTTTTCACGGTTAAGCTTGCGCCAAATCTCATCAATGATTTGTGGCATAGGTTTCATAGAACCATCTTCACCACGAATCTTGATACCAATACCGCGAAGCATGTTAACGTTACGCGCTTGCTGCATAGCTCCGTAGGCACGTGTGGAACCTTCAAGTCCAATACCAGGAGTAAGGTTAGACATAGCAGCATTGCCCATCATCATCTGTTGCATGTTAGGTCCAGACAAACCGTACTGAGCTGCTGTAGCGTAAGCATTAACCGCATCAAATTTATTAGTTGCAGTTCCACCAGCCATCAGTTGCTCTGCAGCAATACGTGCGCCAGCTCTTCCTGGGTCACCCTTACCTATACCAAGGCGACTAAAGATACTTCCACTACCAGCAGTTGCGTTAGGAGCTTGCTGGTAAAAAACCATACGACTAAGAGCAAGCTGATAATCAACAGACTCTTTTGTACCAGGCATTGCCTGCATACCACCAAGTGCTCCCGCAGCCATGGCAGCTCGATAATCACCCCCGCCACCCGAAGGTGTTCTTCCAGTTGGTGGTGGCGCTGCATAGGTTGGATTAACGTAAGGTTGTAAAGCATTCTGCTGAAAAACTAGGCCTGTATTACCGCTTGTTGTTCCCTGGTAATTAACAACACCGTCAGCGTCAACGCTAAATTTTGGGTATGGCGCTACTTGGTTAGTAGCTCCCCCAGCAGTTGAACCGAATTTAGAGGTGGCTCCGCCTAAGGTGTTTACCCATCCGCTAGTGTCTTGTTTAAGACCCTGCATCTGTTGTCTTAACTGGGATATACCTGATGCAATATCAGAGATAACCGAGCCAGCTTTACCGCTTGGTAAATTAAGCAACTGCCTTACCTCCTAACCGTTCTCTTAGAGCGCTCCATCCAGTTAGCTCTTTCTCTAACTGATAGTGCACGTATGTCTGAAAGTGTCCAACCCGTAAAAGTTCTTGTGAGAACTTCAAACTGGTCTAACAGTTCTTCGTAATCAGCTTCGCTATAGACGAAACAAATCTAACAAGGACAGTGGTAGGAAGATTTCTTCTCCACATGCCTTACAAGCCTTGGTCACCTCCCCAAGGCGAGGGCCTGGGTTGCGCTTAAGGATTTCATCTACAATTCTGTTTCTGTCAGCCATGCCTAAAGACAAAGCTGTTCCTGAACCTACTGATGGGTATCCGTCTAGTGAAACAATGCATCCAGATAGTAGTAAGGTATTAAGCTCAGCTGGAGTCTTGTCATAGTTCTCCATCAATCGCTTTTGTGTAATACCGTTAGGTAGAGCTACGGTAACTACCCCAGACTTTGTTTCCATATCCCATGTTCTATCTTCTACTGCATCTTTTAAATAAGTAGTTGGAACATCAGATGATAAATCTAGGGTTGTAGTGTGCTCATCTGAACAGTGGCTACAACGAACCATTAGTTCAGTAGTTTGACCAAAAGTTACTCGTCGAACACCTAGAAGGATTGCATCTCTGTCTCCAGACAGCAATGTGTCTAAGTCATCGTTAGTAGCTTTGTTAGGTCCAATCTTTACTAAACCTCTTGCTAAAAGAACATTAAGAGCTTTGCCTGAAGAACCAGCTTTAGCCACTGCCTCTTCATCCGCTCCAGTAAGTTCTCTAACCTCTGCTGTCATGTGAAGCTCCCCATTTTGGTCAATATGACCTCCTGGAAGTTTTACTTCTGACTCTGAAGGTGCCCGCGTCTTAATGACCGCCGCGGGCTCCTCCATTGCCTGAGCTGCAAATTGTTCGATTAGCTGTGCATCTGTAATGATTTCTGCCATATTATTCTCCTTTTAGTTTTTAATGCTTTTATTATACTGGTCGGTAAGAAGGACGACCACTGCCGCCACCGCTGCTACCGCCGCTGCTACCGCTAGAACCTGTACTTGAACCCGTTGTTCCAATTCCACCTTGTGTATATGAAACTGACAAACCTTCGTGTACAACTGACATAGATTCAAAAAGAATCGCTCCGTCAGCAGCATTTAGGTCTGTGTAGTTAAGTGTAGAAATCCAAGCGTTGTGAACTTTAAAGACCATCTTTTCAACGTTCTTATCGCTTGCACCTGGACCGCTTAGGTGGTCCATTACATAGATATTAATATCTACACGGAAGCTCTTTGCGTTAGTAGCGGTACGAAGACCTTCTCCTGACACTGCGCCAAAAAGACCGCGCATCCATGTTTGAGCTTGGTCGTTACCGTAGATAACTCCACGCTGGAAAGTGATAGGTGTGAATGTGGTCATACCAGGAATCTGATGAACAGTGGTGTTGTAGCCGCCTTCACGATACTGGATAGATTGGGTATTAATGCTTAGACCAGAAATCTGGCTGAAGCCACCAATCCAACCTTCAGACTTACCTGTGGTAGGAAGCTTTGCACTGTTTTGATTAAGGATTCGCTTATCAAATACATCTTGTCCCTTATGTGGCACAAAGTCCGCGTAAAACCTAAACGAACGAAGTGGGTCAGACGCTAATGTAGAGAAGCGATTTATGATACTAGCTTGATTTGGCATTTATTGGGTCTCCTTTACGCCACAGTAACGGTGGTTCCACCGTCAAACTGACCAATTTTAATTACAATGAATTCCGCTGGACGCTGCAAAGCAACACCAACTTCAATATGCACTTCTCCATTGTCAATCAAATACTGAGGATTGTTTTCCCCATCGATTTTAATGAAGAACGCTGAGTCAGGAGTTGCGCCACGAAGGCCGCCTTCTGCCCAAAATGCTGTTAAGAACCCTTCAAGAGTTGCATCAATTCGACGCCATAGAGCTTCGTCATTTGGCTCAAAGATTGCAAATTGTGTTAGGTCTGTAAGAGACTTACGTAGGTAGATAAGTGTGCGACGTACTGGTACGTACTTATCCACGTAACCAGCCTTAAGAGTACGTGCGCCCATAACTACATAGCCGTTACCAGGTACAAACTTAATTGCATTTACTGGAGCAGCAGCTGAGTTAAGAGCGTCAAGGTTTGCATTTGTAAGCTGACGAGCAGAAACAACGCCAGCAAGACGAGCCTGCAAACCAGCAGGAGCTTTGAAAACTCCACGTACTGAATCAGTTGCAGCAATTAATCCAGCTACAGCAGCTCCAGCACCAACAGTTTTTGTTAAACCAGCTGCTGAGCCAATAGTGACTGTTGGGTCTGCAATTACTAATGCTGGGTAGTAAACAGCTGCAAGTGAAGAAGGTGTATAGGTAGCAGCAAGCGCTAGCTGTGTAGCTGGGGTGGTATCTTGACCATCGATTACTACAAACACATCTTCACGGCTAGCCGCATAGTTAATCAAAATATTTACAGTAGCTGCTGCAGTTACTCCTGGAGCGTTAAGTACCAAAGATTGTAGAACGGTATCTAAGGTAGCTGCTGCAGTTGAGTAGTCAGACCCAGCAATTGCATTTCCATTTGAACCTGATGCTAGTGCTTGGTTGGTTACTACTGCTGGGTTACGTGTAGCTCCTGTGTTACCTGAGTTAAGGTCAGTTAGTCTTACATACTGTGAGGAAGCGTTTACAGATGTAATTGCGTAACGGTTATCAGAAAGTGTCATGCTAAGGTCTGTAAAACGCTCAACAACGTTAGAGTCTGTTGTTCCACCAGCGTACACAATTAAATCAAAATAACCTGTAGTAATAGAGTTAACAATACTAACGTTTAGGTTATTTCCCCATGCACCTGGGCTGTTAGCTGCAATTGTTAATGTTGCTGACGGGCTTACAGCACGGTCATTTAATGAACGTGTTGCTAAAACTGCAGCGTTTGCTGCACGTACAATGTACGCTTGGTTTCCACCGTTTGAGAAATACATATAGACACCAAGTGGCAAGTCGTTGCTTGCTACTGAGTTCCAAGAACCAAATGCTGCAACATACTGGCTCCAAGATGTTACTAGAGTTGGAACACCAACTGGACCTCTATCAGCTGCACCAATAAAGGCAGCAACAGAGTCTGAGTTAGCTCCAACAACTGGTTGAATAGGGTTTAGTGTCTCTTCGACGTATACCCCTGGGCGTTGAAATGCCATTAGATAATCTCCTTTAAGTTAGACAGAATGAACATGTGTTACAAGATTTCGTAGACGGAAGGGATATACGAATTGTTTTGAGGAAGGTTAATAATAATTTCCTCAACAGTAGATAGCTTTTTAGCAGCTACTGATGGGGTCATTTCACTAACCACTCGTACTGTGTAAACGTTACGAAGAGTACGGCGATTACCTGTTTCACCGTCTACTGCATCACGTTTTACAAATCCATCTACGAACATAGAACGATAGCCAATTTCTGTGCCAAGTTCATTTGGCACAGCTATCTTTCCGTATTTAGATGGAAACTTATTAAACATCTGATAAAGCAAAGCTCTATCATGGCGAGGATTACGAGCGTATGTTGTTACTTGATACACAAGGTCGTAAGCAACTGGTATCTCATATACATAGGTAAACCCAGCTTCTGGAGCCACTGTTCCCCTATTATCAGTGTCGTATAGGTAGCCAGAGTTTTGGCGGTCATTTGCAGGGATTACATCAATAAGGTCAATTGTTACAAACGGGAATTCTTGTGCACGTACTTCAACATCAGGGTATCCAAACCACACCTTTACTGGGCGTTCGGCGTTTTTTTCGTCCCCTACAAGCATGCCTTGAACATGGCTTTTTAAAGCCAGGTCTTCAGCAACAATAAACGGGTTACCCATTAGAACACCTCAGCTTCCATGACGATTTGGTCTAACACTTCTCCACCTAAAATGGCTGAAGCAACACCCTCTGTGCGATACATGAACTTTCTTAACACGCTCTTAGGAGGGGTTTGAGAATTGCCGTACTCTAAATCTTGGATTCTTTTATCCATGTTTTCTGGATAATCTATATTTAAACTGCCGTTACTTAAAACAACGGAAAGGGAACGAGCCACATCAGCAGGCCATCCTGCAGCTACTGCCAGGTCTCGAAGCTCCAAAGTAAGCTCTTTGGCAGCAGACTCAGCGTAAAGAGTAGCGAGCTCTTCAGAACTATTTATGTCTTTTTGCACGAAGCTTCTTCCCTACAAGATACGATGCTAAAGCTCCAGTCCACACTATACGACTGGCAATTTCTCCAGGGATGTTTTCTGTTATCTGCTCGCGGAATTCGATATCAGACGCTTTGTCTATTTTCTTATTCTCGGGCATGACATCTCCATAGAGTTAGCAAGGTACATCGCAAGGGTGAAGCTTTGAGTCCCGCATGGACTCAGTACTAGGATAAAGCACAAAGGGGCCTTTCGGCCCCTAAGCGATTACTTCTTTTTCTCTCGTTTGTCCTCAGCCTTTTCGCCCTTCTTGCCTTCCTTGGCTTCATGGGCTTTTTCCTTGGACTTAATCTTCTTAATAATTGCATCGTCTTTCTTACGGTCTTCAGCAATTGTGGCTGGCTTCTTCTTCTTGCCGTGAGCCTTGTCAGCCTTTTCAAACTTAGCTTTCTCTTCCTTATCGGTAAGACCAGCTTTCTTAAGCAAGCGGGAGTCCATCTTCTCGTCCTTAGACTTAGTGTACTTGCCCTTCATAAATGATGGTGTAGCCATTACATGCCTTTCTTTCGTACCATAGAAGACTTCTTAGCCTTTGCAGGCGCAGCCTTCTTAGCAAACTTCTTGTTAGCGTCCTTTAGGGACTTCATTCCGTGCTTATCTTTTGGCTTACCGCAGCCGCAGGTAGCACACATTACTTCTTCTTCTTTCGTAGGGCAGCAAAGTCAGAGCCTTCTAGCTTGCCGTCTTTATCAACATCAAGTTTCTTCTGCTTTGGAGACATGCCCTTTGGAGCCGCCTTCTTAGCGACCTTCTTAGCAGCCTTCTTCTTTCCCATACATCCACATGTAGCACACATATTACTTGCTCGCTTTCTTTGGTTTGGAGACCTTCTTTTTGCCAGAACCTGCAGGAACGCAGTTCGGAACTTTCTTGCCACCTTTGTTTTTCATACCTACTTGGACGTATCCATCCCAGCAAGGGTTAGTATCTTTAGCCATATTAATCCGCAATCACCTTTGACCATAGAACAGCTATAGCATTTGCAGATGTTCCTGCAGAAGAAATAGCGTATAACTTATCACCAGCGTTTAGCCACACCTGTGTAGTAGCGGTTGACTTAGGTACCTTTAATCCAAGACTACTGCCAGAGGTAGCTATATCTATATCCCCAATATAAATAGGGTTGTTGTCATCATTAAAGATTAAAACAGCAGTGGGAGGGCACTTCTTTGGGATTTCACAGATAAGCGTAGGACTTGTTCCTACGGTGAACACATCATGAATAACAGCCATGTAGACTCCTTAGTTAGCGTACTGAGCAAATTGAGGGTCGTTGACCATCTCTTCAGGCATCAGCTGAATACATTCTACGCTGAGGATGGTAAATCTGTCAGCAACAATTCCGCGCTCTTGGATAGCATATGGGCGGTATACCTGACCACGCCAGACCACACGGTCACGGTTGTTGATATCTGGGCGGATAATAATGTTAGGTGCAAACTTCTGTACGTCTTCAATGTTGAAAGTTAGGTGCAAAGTGTCTGAGTTATAGAAACCCACTGCTGAAGTCCTAGCCTCACCTTGCTTGATGACGGCTCTTACTACTGGGACTGAGTATGGGCCAGTCCAAACCTTGCCACCTACAGAGGATGTAATATCCTGACCAACGTCATAGATGGGGTCTAGTTCTGTATTGACCGAATCAAAAACCCACCAGTCAGCATTTGTTCCTACTGGATGTTTTAGGTCTGTGTCAACGCCTTTAAGGATGGCGGTAGTCTCAAAGTCTGCGTCAAATCTACCGCCTGGCTTATGAGCTCTCATTAGACTCCCTGTTTGTAGAACTCTAGGTTACTAAGTAATCGTTCATCTGTAGGGCTAAGCTCCACTGCCTTTTGTCCAAACTCCAAAGCCTTTTCTCTTTCACCTAGCCAATACGCACATACTGCAGCTAGGTCATATGGAATATGGCCCCAGGCAAATGCTTCATTTAAATAATCTAATTGACGTTCTTTAATATTGATTGCCTTCTTACAGAGCGTGTAGCACTCTGACATGCGGCCTTTATCGTAATGGAACTGGGCTAGCTCAACATAGGCTTCACGTTTGCCAGGCTCTTCCTGCATAGCTAGCTTCCACCACTTAAGCTTCTCGTCCTCATCAATAGAGCACTTAGCTATATAACGCATAGATGCTGCACGTTCTGCTTTCCATACAGCTTTAGGTAGAGATAGGTGTCGTTCAAACTGAGCTTTAGCTTCTTCTAAGCGACCATGGAAGAACAGTTCACGAGCGTAGTAGTAGGCGTTACGGTCGTTGTGTGGGTCTTCTTCTATCGATAGTTTGAGTAGTGGAAGGTACTGACTGCGAGATTTACTGTCATCCGCCTTGTGCCACAGCCCTAGTTGAGACCAATACTCTTTTTCTTCTAAGCGGTCTGTGTATAGACACTCGTGTACAGGATGTACCCAACGGTAACCGTGACGAGCGTGAATCTTGTCACCACCAAATACTAATCCAGGAGAGCCATCTGGGTTAAAGTTCCATGTGTAGTTGTATCGAATACGGGTAGTTCCCTTAGGAGCTTTCTCTATCTCCTTACGCCAGTTTGGGGCTAAGAGCTCATCCATATCCAAAGAGATGCATATATCAATATCATCTGGGAGTAGGGCAAGAGCCGCATTTCTAGCATCATCAAACCGCCATGGTCGTACGCTTATTACATGTACGTTGATTCCTAAGGCACGTGCTTTTTCAACTGTGCCATCTATAGAACCAGTATCAGCAATCATTAGGTAGTCAGCGTCTTTGCAAGACTCATACCAGCGTTCTACAAACTGCTCTTCATTGAGGGCGATAGTGTATACGGCTATTTTCATACGCTTATTATACTCCTAAAAAAGAAAAGCCCCACCAGTCCCGTAGGACGGTGGGGAACTAATCTTAATTATTAAGCTAGTGTTGCAAACTCTAGACGACCGTAGATGGTTGTTCCACCATCTGGTGAGTAGAATACAAGAACTGACTTGTTTGTACCTGATGCAATAGTAGGGGCTGAGCCGCCATCCCAAGTAACACCATTGAAAGCCACAGCGTTAGCGCCACGGTTTGCAACTTCTACTTGCCAACGTGTTCCATATCCTGATGGCACACCAGTGAAGGTTACTGTTACAGCACCTACTGGGTTAGCAATACGGATAAATGAACCGTTTGTTGGATTGATAGATACAGCGCCTGTCTGTCCTACAAGATTTTGAAGACGGCCTGTAACCCCCACATTGATGTAGGCATCGTTAGACTGTGCCAACACCGTTGGCTGTGAGGAAATTGCCATTACTTGCTCGCTTTCTTAGCAGGTTTGTCTTCTTCTTCTTCTTCTTCTGGAGCTTCTACTGCTTTTGGTGCATCTGGGTCATCAAACCCAGCGCCATTCCAAAGAGCCTTAGCTGCTTCTGGAGTTGAAGGTGGGAACCATACGCCGTTAGCGCGGGTCCAATCACGTGATGGTTCTGGGTTCAGACCATCGATATTAACTACCTCAAATAACTGACCTAGTGCTCCTAGGTCAGCCTCTGAGTTTGCAACCATTACCTGAGTAATGATGTCGTTATCAACGAATGCGTATTTTGCCATTATCTATCTCCTTAGAGTACTGCCTTGTCGAACCAGCGAATCATAGCAAAGCCATCTGCGCCGTTTCCACCAAAGCTCTGGTATCCGAAGTACTGGCAACCGTTAAGGTCAACGTCAACGACGTCTCCAGCATCCATGTATAGGTACTCCCATGTCACATCAAAGAATGATGCTTCTGCAGGAGCTGCAAGTGTCTGCCAGTAACCAGATGTAGCACCTGTTGGTCCAAGGAAGGTAATTGTGTTAGTACCTGAGAACACGATGTCAAATGGAGGGCGGTCTTCGCGTAGGATGACGTTGCTCTGGTTCTTCCAGCGAACTGTTGGACGTACACGCTTTGGTAGACCAGTGAACTGTGCAGATGTAACACCGCCAGGAGCAGTTGTTAGACGTGCAGCCACACCAGGGAATACTAGCGCAATACGTGGAAGGATTGGGAATGACTGCCATGAAGTTGTAACCTTGGCATTACCTGTATCCTGAATAACTGTACGTAGAACGTTTGAACCGTAGAAGCCAGCCTGTGCTGAGATGTTGGTTACTGCGTTGTAAACTGGATTCCACTTAAAGAATTCAGATGTAATTGCTTCGTAGTTAACCGCTACCTGTGCAGAGTTGTGTGTAAGAAGTGTCTGTGGAGTGTTAGTCCAGTTAGAACCACCACCACCGCCACCTGCTCCAGTGTTCTGGATAGCATCAAGACCACGTGCGTAGTAATCCTGTGTAGTAGAAGCTTGGGTTGAAATCCATGTTGGAGCACCCTTACCGCCACCGTTCTGTCCCATACCAGGTGTTGCCTGTGTCTGAGAGTTAGACGCGTTCCATCCCGCACCACCACCGCCACCACCAAGTGGTAGACCTAGAGGTGAGCCTGAGTTAAGACCATTAAGTAGAACACCAGTACCACCATCGCCTGCGCGACCCATAACGTGTCCTGTACCAGTTGTAGTTGTGTGCCATACAGCAAAGCCACCTTGGTGACCACGCATAGGCCAAATCTGCTGTGAAGAACCAGCTGTTGTACGGTACTGGTCAACTGAGTTAGAGCTTGATACAGGTGTTCCGTACATAATTGCTGGTTGACCCACTGAGCCTGCGCCCGCACCGCCACCTGCAAGTGTTGTGAATGTTGAAGAACCCTGAGCTGCGTGTCCACCGTTGTTACCGCCCTGAAGACCATACTGCCAGTGACGAGAGTTAGTGTTCCAAGTACCACCACCTCCACCGCCTTCTGCAGATAGAGTTCCAAGTGAGTTAACAATTGGGGTTAGACCAGCCTGTCCTGCGTAGAAGAAGTTGACGTTATCAACCTTCTTGTATGTAGTTGCAACCGCTGCTGGCTCTAGCTGTGGAGCAAGGATGTGGTATTCAGAAACAGTACCAGTTGCAGATTGTGCACCCTGGAAGTTCAAGATACCAAACTTAGCAAAACGTGCTGCTGTAGGTGCGGCAACGCCGTTAACTGCTACACGTACTGGGTAAGTAACTGATGGCATCTGCTGTGTAGCTGTTGCTACACCAGAGATTGGAATAAAGACGTTGTTACCTTCTGTACGAAGGATTGAGTTGTAATCAGCATCGAAGTACTCAATGTACGCACGAGTTGGGCGGTACTGGTTAGCTGTACCTGTAGCAACTACGAACGCAGAACCTGAGTACTGTACTCCAGGAGTAACGCGAACAAAGCGGTGTGAAGTTTCAAGGTTTGCACCGTTTGTTGAGTTAGTCTGCATGAGCATTGACTGAGCCTCACGGTAGACTGGCATACGCCATGTAGTAGCTGTGTTACCAGCTTCAAGCTGTAGGTTGTCAATCCAGAAGTTAACTGATGGCTGCTGGAAGACGATTACAGGGTGAATAAACTGTGGTGTTGAACCCCACTGGTATGTACCGTTAGCAAGAGCTGAAGCAATAGCTGGTGTTGAGAATGTTGCTGAAAGACGGCGCCATCCGTTCTGACCAACAGTTACGTTAGAACCAAGCATCTGAACACCAGATGGGTTACCGAATGTAAGGCTTGTACCTGATAGAGGTGCGTTAGTAGCTAGAGACAAGGTTACGCTTGTTCCAACAAGGTTAGATACAACAGTGTTTGACTGAATACCAGAGCCTGTTACAGCCATACCAATCAAGATACCTGTAGCGTTATCAACAGTAATTACTGTTGCGCCGTTTGAACCTGTACCGCTAGCTGTGAAAGCTCCACCGTAGTTAGTCAATGTAGCAGGGATTGTCTGGCGTACGAAGAATCCGTTAGCCTGACCAGCATCGATTGAGTTAGTTGTACCAGAGTTAGAACCGCCAAGGTATGAAGTGCTTGAGATAGCATTCCATGAAGCTCCTGCAGAACGAATCTGGAAGAGGATTGGGGTTGATGTGCTGATATTTACGTTAGTTGAAATATAAGCAGTCATTGTATATGTCTGACCTGGGATGTAAGGAACACCCTGGAAGCTTGTAGATGTCTGGGTACCGTTAGATGTTGTGGTTGAGTTCATTGTTGAGAACTGAATCCATGTAGGTGCACCAGCAGATGTTGATGAGCTTGTACCAGCGATAAGGCCGTTGATACCAAACGCACCAGAGTAAGAAATTGTTACTGTCTGATTAGTCTGGTTTGAAGTTGCTGCAGCAGATACTGTAATTGACGTTAAGCTATCAACGCTAAGAACAACTGTACCTGAAGCAAACATGTTACCAACAATGTACATGTTTGGATAAATATTAAGAGTAGAGTCTACTGTAACTGTTGTTGAGTTAAGTACAGTGCTAATTACCTTGCTGTATCCACCAACCATTTCTGGAAGCTTTGTAGGAACACCAGCGTTTGTGATTGAGAATGAAGACAACGCAGTACCATACTGACGAATATAGTTGTTAGTAAGGATAGCTGCTTCTTCAAGCTGCGCTACTTCTGGCTGCATGATGTTGTTAGAAAGATTTGTAAAGTATGGGCTACCAGCAGTGTTACCTGTCTGTGGGTTAGTTGTAATGTCTGAACCCGCAGAAGATATGTTGTAGAAGTATACGTTAGATGGACGAACTACTGTTGAGCCCTGTCCAATACCTACAACTGTTGCCACAGTACCTGTGTTAGCTACAGAAAGAGTAACGGTGTTTCCTGAGATAGAAACAATCTGAGCGTTAGTACCAAGGTTAGTACCTGTCACAAACTGACCAGTCGCTAGACCAGATGCGTTTGGATATACAGTAATAGCAGACTGACCTGAGATACCTGTTGCTGAACGGTAGTAGGTTGCTGCATCCCATGAGTTAATGTTGTAATCAAAATCAGAGTTAACTAAGAGGTTAGCGATTGTAATGTTACCGAATACGGTAGCAGAACCGTTACCACCAGGAAGTGTGTTAGTTGTATCAGCAGCGCCGTTAATAGCACCCTGACCACCCTGTCCACCTGCACCGATTGTTACGTTGTAAGTTGTAAGAGGTGTGACAGAAAGGTTCTTTACGATTACCTGTCCACCAGCGCCACCGCCACCAGCGATATCTTGTGAACCGCCGCCGCCTCCGCCGCCTGCTCCTACGAGAATAATTTGTGCGCTTGTTACGCCCGCAGGCGCAGTCCAGGTACCACTGGCTGTAAAAGTGGCCTCATTGATGAACAAGCGACCCGAATTGTCATTCGGGAAGACGATAAAGTCTTTACTTGAGGAAATTGCCATTGATAGTTACCTGTCCTTTTCTTAATTAAGAAATCAATACGCCAGAGATTAAGAAGTCAACAGCTGACGCCTGGTCTGCTGTTACTGTAATCGTCTCCGCTGCGTTTAATACGGTGCGAGCATCAAAGTTTACAGTACCGTTTGCTGGAACCTGTAGACCTGTGCAAAATGAAACTCCTCCAGTAAGGACTGTTACCGTACGGGTAGCAGCGGTCTTGTTTGAAAGAATGATGTTAGTGATGATTGCTGTGTTAGAAGCTGGGATTGTATAGGCACTTGCATCTGAAGTACCAGCTGTACCCGCTCTAAATCGTGTTACTGTTGTTGGCATTACGCTAGTACTCCTATATACGCTAGATTGGTTAGATTAGCTGCTTCTGCTTGAATAGCCGCTACCTTGTTATTTCCCGCAGTGTTGACTGCAGAAACCTGTGTTGTGCCTGCGGTATTAACAGCAGTAACCTGTGTTGTACCAGCAGTAGTGATTGCTGTTACGCGGTCAGCGGTTGCAGCAACAATGTCATTGACGCCCAGAAGGGTGCCTAAAGTTTCAAGTGTCTTTGCGACGTAGATTAGCTCTTGTGCTGTATAGGTACTAGCTGCAAGGCTGGTTGTGATTTCCGATTTAACGGAATCAATCTGCGTAGCTAAGGATGTATAATCAGGCATTCTATATTTACCTACCTTCCGAGGTTATTAAAAGTATAGCGTTTTTTAAAAAAGGGGCACTGTAAACCTTTAACATTATGCCTGTGCCTCAATCCATGAGATACGAGCTGAAATGTTGGCGGTTGCAGCTCCGATATTGGTCGCTGTTAGGACCAAAACGTCTGGGCCGTTAGGGTATGAAGGGCTTGAGACGTTTCCATCGCCAGAGATAATTGAGTTACCAAGGTCGCGGACGGTACGAAGGTCGTAGTTAGAGACGTTGTAGTTAGTACCACCACCGCCGTTTTCAGTAAAGAATGAGGCTACAGAGTCTCCACCAAGGACACGTCCAGAGGCTGCCTGAACGTTACCCGCTCCAGGACCTGAGTTATCAAAGTAGATAACCTGAGCCAAAGAACCAGAACCAACAAGGTCACGGCTCCAGTCATCAGGAAGTCCGATAAAGCCCGAACGTGGGGTGAAGGTAATGGTTCCAGATACTGTTCCACTGTTAGGAACAGATAGGCTGATGATGTTAGCTGTTACAGAGGAAATCTGAGCTCCAGCGCCAATACCAGTTCCTGATACCAACATACCTGGGATGATACCTGTAGTACCAGTTGTATCAGCAATAGTGATAGTAATCTGACCAGAAGTACCAGTTACGGATGAACGGGTAGTTGTAAGGTTAGCTGGTGTGTAGGAGTTGTAAAGAATCTGTGCAGGGTTAAGAACTCCATCAATACGGAACTGTCCGTTTGTAGAAACACCGATAGAGTTAAGCTGAAGCTGCATGCGGTTAGCAAGCTCTCGAATACCAAAGTTACGAGCAATAGCGTTGTCTACCGATGGTGCCAAACGAATAGCAATCAGTGGGCGAGTAACACCAGGTGCCACATTAAGAAGCTTTGTCATACCACCAGTAAAGATGAAGTTAGCATCGTTATCAAAACGACCATCCATGATTACTGAAGAACCCCAGTGGCTGATGATAGGTGCGCAGTTTTGAGTAATAGACTGAACTGCAACCTGAGCATCTCCACCAACACCTGTAATAGATGAGTCTGGAGTAAATGTTACTGGAGTTGTAGTTCCAGAGTAAGTGAACGGTAGGTCTGGGTAAACCTGTGTAATAGACGCACGACGTTGCGCAAGATTAATCCTGTATCCGCCAGGTGCTGCATTGAATGCATCGATAGATGTATATCGCATAATTTCACAGTTCACTGCATCACGAACATAAATGAAGCCAGCAGGTGGGAACGCGCTAGCGTCTTCTACCCATAAGCTTAGGTCGTTAGGAGCAAGCTGAGCGCCAAGAGTTCCAGCAGCACCAGCAATCATCTTAGTAAAGATTGATGGGTCATTAGAAACCTCGTAGCGAGCAGGCAAGTTACCAGAGCGCTGGTATGCGCTGTTGTTAACGTTGTTCTGTGGCATACGGTGGCACCAGTAAATTTTTCCATTAGGACCACGCATACCGAAGCGGATAGTTCCAGCACCGTACCATGTGTAGTCGATGTAAATCATCTGCATACGACCCATGTCAAGCTTGTAACCTGAAGCGCCTGTACCATCAAACTTATCTTCGTTCCAAAGTTCTTGAGGGAATCGGTCAGACTGTGTAAGTAGGTAACGAGTACGAGTACCAGTAGCTCCGCGATAAGCAGGGGAGATATTCATAGAGGTTGCGCTGTTGATTGAAACAATCTTGTAAGAAGCACCCTTGATAACAATAGACTGACCCACTGTTAACTGCTTACGGAACTGAGTATTTAATCCAGTAACAAAGCTTGAATTCTTAGTTACGTTTACGCGACCAATACCCTCTTTTTCTGAATGTCGACGGCAAGCATAAATTTTCTGACCATCGTACTCAAAGTAGAAACCGTTCTGGTCATCATACATACCAGCACGTGTAACAGCGCCATACCACTTACGAGCATGGATGTAGACGTTAGTTCCTGCTGGGTTCCAGTCTACTGCAGGTAGTGCCTGTGTAAGAGTTACTGCGTACTCAAATGTATTAACGTCAATAATGCGAGTAACAGTAATATCATCGCCATTAAATGGGTTGTAAGCAAAGCGTGTTTTAACGCCTTCAATATCAATTTTCACGCCTGCCTGCATACCGTGGTCTTGTACAGTTTTAACTGTAACAATTGCTGGACCAACAGAACCACCATTGATAAATAGCTGCTCTACATCGTATACAGGAGTTAGCTGTGCACCTGTTGAAAACTGCATTCCCTTACCTGACTGGTAACGGAAGTAACGGCGGGTTTGACGAATAACTTGAGAACCCATTGAGTTAGTTGCAGTAGAAATAGAAACACCGCCGTCATATGGACGGTGTACAACGTATGAGTCGCCCTTAGTAAAGATAAGAGCTGTAGTAGGGACTGATACAGCGGACTGCTGACGAGACAATTGGAATTCCAAGCTTGTCTGTGTAGCAACTTTAGTTACCTGCCAGTTACCATCAATACTGTTAGTACCAGAAACAACGATAAGGTTTCCTGGAAATACTCCGTGTGGCTGGTCAAAGATAACTGTTACTGTTGATACTGGTGCAGCACCATCTGTAGTTGCTCTCCAACGATTAAGCGTGTTAACACCGCCAATTGGGAAGTTACCGCCAGGGATGTGAGCTCCATCAAAGATATCTCCACCGTAGATAGATGTAAGACTTCCAGATTGAATATCACCAGATACAGCTCCACGAGCTGTGTACTGGAAAGTGGTTGTTGAAGGAACAGCTGTTACAAGAGAGGTACCTTCTGCAAGATAGTTAAGTGTTTCCTGAACAGAAACAATCTGACCTGCAGATAGACCGTGAGGAAGAGCTGTTGTTACTGTAATAGTTGAACGAGGGCGAATACCATCACCAGTTACTGTAAGAACATCAAATGAGTTACCACCAGTACCCTTTGCAAAGAATGAAGGGTAGCCATTAGCTAAGAATAAAGACTCCCACTTAGATGGCTGTACTGAGTATTCAAAGTCAGTATCCATAAGAGACTGTGGAGTTGAGGTACGAAGCTTTTGTGCTCCGTCAATAAATGTATCTTCAAAAGTTACTTTTTGCTCTTCGTCATCAAGAATAATCTGTAGAACGTCACCAGATGTCATGCCTGTGGTGTCACAGCCAGAGCCTGTCAAAGTGATGACCGTCTTATAAACGGTTTCAGCAGTAGTGTTTGAAATACTGTAAGTTGGGTAAATGTAAGAGACTGTTGCTGTTAATGTTGGGTCAGAGAAGTTAAATAGTACTTTGTTAAAGATTGAGTTAACAATAAGGAAGATGTGCTTCTCTTGGATATAACGATTAATAGTGATTGTTTTAAGAGTCGGATTAAATACATACGCCTCTGGAGCAATATTACGTGCCATTCACTTACCTTCCTAAATTAACGCTATCGGTGGAATAACGGTTGATGTAACTGTTGTTGTTCTGGTCTGAGAGTAACGAGGAAAAAATAGTCCTAGCTCTAATTGAGCATCCATAACTAATTCTTCACCACGTCCACCATCACCAGCTGGTCCTGCAACACCTGTAGGTCCACGAAGTCCTGTTGGTCCCGCAACGCCATCTACACCAGCGGGTCCAGTAGCGCCGTTTGCACCAGCAACACCTGCAGGTCCAGTTGGACCTTGAATACCACTGGCATATACTAACGCATTCCAAAGCTGTGTACCGTTGCCAATTTTAAATTTTCCAGTGTCTAGTTCAAGACCAAGCTCACCTTCTGCAAGCAGAGGGTTTGTTGTTGACCATTGCGACGCTGTTCCGCGACGTAACTGTACTTTAATTGCCATTACTGAATGACTCCTCCGCTGTCGATAACATCAACTCCACCATAGTTAGTAGTTGGAGTCCCAGCATCTACGTTAAGTAGTGTAGTGCCTGTAGGGCCTGTTGGACCCAGTAAACCTTGATTTCCTGTAGGACCAGTTGGTCCTTGAATACCTGTAGGTCCTAATGGGCCTTGTAAACCAGTTAAACCTTGCGGTCCTGTAGGACCTGTATTACCAATAGTTGCAGCAACAAGAGCTAACCAGTTTGCTGGGTCTTCTAAAGGTGTGATTCCAGGAGTTGAAGCGTTGTTTCTACGAACATAAGTTCCCTTTAATGTAGGGGTGTCGTAGAAGACTGCTTGACCTGGAGAATAAGTAATACCTTGCTGCCAAGTTCCAATAATTGTAAATGGAGCCGCACCTGTAGAACCTGTGGCACCAGTTGCACCTGTGGCACCAGTTAAACCAATAACACCTTGTGCACCTGTTGGTCCTTGTGGACCAATTACACCAGTAGGTCCTTGAACAGTTCCAGCATTGACCCACTGAACACCCTGCCAAACATAAAGCTGTCCAGCAATAAGATAGCCATCACCAGTAACACCTGTTGGAACCGCTGATAGAAGTTCAGCAAAAGTATTGAATGTTCCCTTGATTTGAAGACCAACACCTTGAGGTCCTGTAGGTCCAGGAACTGTTGATGCAGCTCCAGTAGCACCTGTAGGACCTACAACACCTTGAATACCTTGTGCGCCAGTTGCTCCTGTAGGACCAACCGCACCTGTAGGGCCGACTGGACCTTGGACACCTTGAACACCTTGTGTACCTTGATTACCCTGAGCACCTGTTGGACCAAGTAAACCTTGTGCTCCTTGAGCACCTGTAGCACCTGTAGGTCCTTGAATAAACCCAGCGTTAATCCATGAAGAACCGCCCCATACAAAGAGGTTTCCGTTTACAAGGTAACCATCTCCAACAGCACCAAATGGTTGAGCTGAGGTAAGTTCTGCAAAACTGTTGTAAGTTCCAAGTACATAAATAGATGCACCAGCAGCACCAGTCGCACCTGTAGGTCCAACAGCACCAGTAGCACCTGCAGTACCCACAGCACCTGGAGTACCAGTAGAACCTGCAATACCTTGTGGACCTTGTGGACCTGTTGCTCCTTGAGCACCAGGAAGACCTGGAATACCCTGGGAACCAGTATTTCCTTGTGGACCAGTTGCACCAACTGCGCCTGTAGGACCAACAGCTCCTTGTGGACCTGTTGGGCCAGCTACTGTAGAAGCAGCACCTGTTGCACCAGTTGGACCCGTTGCACCCTGTGGACCAGCAGCTGTTAGAGTAAAGACTGCATTTAAATTAGAATTGTCTTGAGAAACAACATATAAAGTAGCTGGGCCTGTAAATGGAACATCCCAGAAGATAGTTCCAGATTCAATACCTAGGTTAGTAAAGCCAGTTGTGTATTGAGTACCAGCGTTATACGCACCTTGTGTAGTCTGTACTCTAAATCTATTTCCAACTGTATTAATAGTTAAACGATAACGAAGACCACGGATAACAGTGATAGTTGGATTTGTTAATCCGTTGATTACATAATTAGGTGTGGAGTCTGCGGTTACTGTTAAATCAATACCGCCAGATGTACCAGCAGGTCCTGTGGGTCCTACGACTGTTGAAGCCGCGCCTGTAGGTCCTGTTGGACCAGTGTCACCAACAGCACCGATACCACCAACTTCACCAGTTGCTGCAAAAACCCAACCGCTGTAAATCCCGTTAAAGTCTCCACCTTGACCGTTGTCAGCAATTATAGTGAGGGTAAGTCCACCATTACTTACTGTTGCACGACCTTCAAGAAATATACCTGAGTTAGATTGAAGAACTGCACGTACTCTCATGCCTGATATAAAAGCGTGGTCAGCGCTAGATAAAGTGAAAACTTTACTACCAAGAGTATAAGAAAGAGCGGTTACAGAAGTTACGTTTCCATAACCAACACCACGAGGTCCTTGACCACCTGTAGGTCCAAGAAGACCAATAGGACCAGTAGGACCTTGTAAACCTGAAATACCTTGAGGACCTGCAGCACCAGTGTCACCCTTAGGACCAGCTAAACCTGTAGGTCCTTGTGCTCCAGTAGCACCCGTAGCACCTTGTGCACCTTGTGGTCCAAGAGGACCAAGCGCTCCTTGAGGTCCTGTTGCACCTGTAGGACCAGTACTACCAGTTGCACCAGTAGGGCCTTCTAAGTTTCCAACGTTCTTCCATGCTGAAGTAACGGTATCCCAAATAACTAAATTACCGTTAGCAAGTAACCAAGCGTCACCAGCTGTACCTGTTGGACGTGCAGCTTGCAATGCTGCAAGTGTTGCGTACTCTCCAAGAAGATTTAAACCTTGACCAGGGGCACCAGTAGGGCCTGTAGTTCCAGCTAAACCAGATACACCTTGTGGACCAGTAGGACCAGTTACACCAGCGTTACCTTGATTACCTTGTGGGCCTGTTGCACCTGTAAGTCCAGTAGGACCAGTTGCTCCTGTTGCGCCAGCAGGTAGTGGAAGTGTGTCAAATACCCAAGCATTGTTACTGCGACGATAGACGCGAATATTTGCAGTATCACCTGTGATGCGTACAAACGCCCACTGATTAGGTGTTGGGGTTGGGTACGCAGTTGTTAAAGCTGTAAGAGTTGCAAAGGTACCAAGGAACTGTGAAAAATCTCCTTGTGGACCTGTAGGGCCTGTTGCTCCAGTAGGGCCAGTAGGGCCGTTTAAAATACCTGTAGGACCCGTTGGGGTAGGGAACCAGTTGCCATTATCTGGCGGAACAATAATTATATCTGCCACGTTAATCCACCGATACCTGTTGGGTTACGAACACTTGACCTCGCAAAAATGTCTTTTGGAATGTTGCATCTGTAGTAGATGTAGCCTGCAAATCCCAGAATAGTCGCACTGGTAGATATTTAGTAGCGGACTGAGTAAGCGTAATTCTTATACGTCCAGTTGCGGCGTCTATAATTGTAACAGTAAAGGACGCATATCTAGCGGGTGAATTAGGGTAGGTTCTAAGCTCTGATTTAAATACCAATCCAGTAACAGATGCTCCTAGAACAAAGTCTTGGCTAAAGCTGTCACCCTGATATAGAACTAAATCGTATGCCTGAACTGTAGTTGGGAATACTTGGCGTCCATTTAAATCGTTTGGTAGATACACACGTTCTGGTTTACGTGAGTCGTCAATCTCCTGTGCCATATAGATAGGAACAAGCTTATTGGTGTGACGAGAAACGCGACGTAGGGTACCCATTTGAATACGCCATAGGCCAATATTGAGAGCAGAGCAAAGCTGCTTATATTGTTCTTGACGCTGTTGAATCATTGAAGTCAATTGCTGCCAGCGCTGGCTACGTGGGATTACCACTCCATCTGGGGCAGTGATGTTAATATCAAAAGATGCGTCAGTAGCTAGGGCCCATAGAGCTTCAATAGTTGAAAGGATAGCTACTGGATACTCTTCAACTGCTGGGATAGCACCGATTGACATTCTGCTTCCGTAAGCGTCTGTGCGTTCATGTAAGTGCTGACCCACCGCTGTATCAATAAAGCGCTCAATGTCAGAGTCAGAAAAATAACGGTAAGCAGTACCGTGGACTGTAAGTAGTGACCCGTCAGCGATTGGATTTTGAAAACGAATGATTCCCTGGTCTACCTCTAGCTTGTAGCCAGTAGGTGCTGGAATGTACTCTTCGGTAACCGTGACTGTAAGGGTAAATGCGTCAATAGGCTTATTGTTTAAATAAAACTCTTTTGTTACACCATCTCCAAGTGCAGTAAAAGTAAACTCTTTACCTTGGTCCCCAAGTTCTAGGCGAACGCGAGATACCAAATCCGATAAGAGGGCCACTCATTTACTCCTAACGCTACTGATACATGGTGTCAGTAAATGGACAAAAAATCCGTACAAACGAAAAAGCGGGCATCAATGTGCCCGCTAATCCGCCAAAATTAATGCTAGATAACGCCAGCTAAATAACCTTTTTCTTCAAGGTGCTGGGCTACTTGCTTGTCAACCTTGTACTTCTGTCCTGCTTTGAAGTTATAGAAGTTGCCAGCACCTAGGGTCATGTTTTCGATATCCTCGACAACACGGATGACAACTGTGTCATCTCCCTTGCTTACAACTGTAGCTTCATCAACGATTACTGTTGCCCGATTAGGGGTAGTAGCGTCTAGGACCTCGGTCTCAAGTTTAATCTGAGCGTTGGCGGTAGCCATTGACATTTCTGATGAACGAGACTGCAATGCTTCTGCATTATCAGAAATCTGCGCTTCACGAGCGCGACCTGTGACATCAGATGGTTTTACTTTACTTGCCATTTATATTCTCCTAATTATTGTCTGTTAAAGTGGGGGAGGGCCGTAGCCCTCCCCCATTAGCACATTAGTGCTTAGTTGGTTTCTGCAATGATTACAGACTGGTCAGTGATTAGACCAAGACCGAAGATTGAGTACCAAGCAAGAGCATGCTCACGACCGAAGTCAAGAATACCGCCATCGCGGAGTTCAACTGGAAGAGAGATTGCGTGACCGAATGCGTTATCTCCAATGAAGATAGCTGCGTAGCGGTCTGAACCACCGTTACCTGTCTTTGTAGCAGGAGTGATGTAGCCACCACCAGCTGTTACAGTTGGGTTAGCAACAGTTGTGTCAGTTGTGTAAGAAGTACCAGCACCGCCAGCAACCTTGAGAACCTGTGTGGTCTCAATGAATACTGTGTCGTACAAACGACCGATTTCACCAAGCATGAAGTTACCTGGAGCTGCGTACTTGGTTACTTCGATGAATTCTGGATTGTCACGTAGCTTACGTGACTGGTGTGGGTGAACGAAAGCAACATATGTCTCACCAAGGCGAGGGATGTTCTTTGTTGCTAGGGTCTCTACTGCGTCCTTGACTGTGTGTGGTGTCAAGTAGTAGGTACCTGTCATAGCTGCACGAGATGAAGCTGTTGTTCCATCTGCGTACCAGTTGTTTACAGCTGTGAGTGATGAGCGGTCTTCACCGTAGATTGTTGAAGTCGCTGCATATAGTGTGTCGCGTGATAGCTGGTCAAGATAGATAGCCATGTTACGACCAAGAAGACGTGAGGCTGAAGCCATTACGTCATCGAATGAAGCATTAAGCAATAGCTCTGATACAGCAAGAGCATAACCATGCTCTGTTACTGTGATTGAGAACTGCTGTGCTGTAAGTGCGTTTGTCTGCATACGAACACCTTCAACTAGGCTGTTTGCAAAGCCGAGGTTGTTGTAACGCATGAAGTTAATCTGTAGACCAGGTGCAACACCAAGTTCAGTCTTCTTGACTGCGAACTGCTCAAAGCGAAGGATAGGCATAGCCTGGAAAAGGATTTCCTTAGACCAGATTGTCTGAATCGCTTGAGTCAACTGTGTGTTTGTACCTGAGTACGCTGTTGGGGCTGCGGCTAGATTGCCAGTACCCGTAATACCAGATGCCATTTTAGTTGTTTACTCCTTGTTGGTTGGATTTGGGATTGTGGGATTTACCCGAACAAGCCGCGAGACTTACCTCGAGCTGTAGCGCCCAAGATTTTCTCTCTGTATTTTGCATAATCATTCATCGACATTGACTGAATATCTTCAGCCGTTAACGAGCGTTGGTCCATATTGGTGTCCATTTGTCCGAGCGGGGGCGTGGTTACCCTTGTCCCCGTCATTTCTTTCCGTGCATTCTGCATAGCAGACTGCGCCGATTCAAGAATCTTTGCGGAACGTTCCTTCAAGCCTGCAATACTTGCGTCAACTTCTTCAGGGGTATTGCCACTGATTAGGTCTAACAGTTCAGGAATAATAGCTTCACGTTCTGCGTCTACACGTTGTGAACGGTAGTTCTGTAGGTCAGCAAAAGACTTTTCGCGTTCCAGTAGAGCGAAGGCACGTTCACGTTCTTGACGCTCACGCTCCAACTGCTCCTGCCACTCTGTTTCCTTGGTCTTAAGCAAGGTACGAACATCCATGTCACTTTCAAGAGCTTCCTGCTCAGCCTTAGCTTTCGCTTCTGCATCTGCAGCACGTGCAGCAAGTTCTGCTTCACGCTCTTTCTTAATGCCATCTAGTTCTTCCTTCAGTTTATCAATCTGAGGGTAGAGTTTTTCTTTTTCTTGGCTACGTACACGAGCCAAGTCATCTTCCGTATAAAACTTGGAAGTTGCCTTAGTAGTAAGTGCGTCAGCGACAACTGCGTTGTCTGAAGACTCAGCTACAACTGGAACAACTCCTGCTTCGACCGCAAAGGCCTCCGCATTAACTTCTGCTGTATCCATAAAGATTCCTTTTTCTCCTAGAGGTCGTTTTCCGAATGCCATTACTGGCGTAACACATATGACCGAACGTTGTATATATTTTCTTGCTTAACACAAAAAATGTCAGCGTAAACGCTTATTTTTCGTATTCTTCTGGTACACGTCTCTGTGGGAGAACGGTGCCATAAGCTTCAGTTACCAACTTGTTACGTAGGTCTGCTTCGCCCATATTGGCGGCACCTAGCGCTTCATCCATTGTTGGTGGTAGTACTGCTGGGGCTCCAGGAGCACCAGCTGCACTAGGGGCGCCAGGAGCGCCTCCAGTTTCAGGGTTAGGCATAGTGCCTGTAAGTTCAGCAATTTCTTGCTCAATCTGAGTCTGTAGGAGCTTAAGGGCTCCATCAGCAACTGCATCGTCCATAAGTTCTTGACGGATTTCATTAAGCTTCTCTGTAGGGAACTCTTCACCAAGGGTACGAAGAGCACCTTCCTTAGACTCCAACCCTAGTGAAAGCATAGATTGAACTTCGTTAAGGGCAATCAACTTGTCTAGTGGAAGTGGCTGTGGGAAATGTACGTAAGTTAAATAGGTAAGTGGGTCATTAGGGTCTAGACGGTCGACCTGACCCTTCTTAAGCTTTGTATTAGTTGTTGGGTCCCAAATAAAGCTTTCTGGCTCCTTGACCGCAAGGCTGCGTAGGATAAGCTGATTAACAAGCTCTAGTCCACGTGCGTACTGAACAATCTTCTGGTGGTAGCGGTTCATCAAAGGCTGGAACTGGATAGATAGCGCTACGCCAGATGTATTAGAGATTGGCTGTGCTTGACCAAGGGCGGTCTCAGGAACACCAATCATTTCGTGCATAGACTTCTTAAGCATTGATAGGAAGTCCATAGCTCCCTTAAGTCCTTGTGCACCGCCTTCTAGGTTTTCTACCCTCGCGTCTTTCGGTAGACCGCCCCAGACTTTGTTAGCGCCCTTTTCCAATTGTGAAGCTTTGGCACCAATGATGACTGTGACGGGAGCAGCATGATAATTAACGATGTCAGCGATGTCAGTAGCAGTCTCGTTATAAGTACGGTTAATATTAATAATGTCATGACCGTCGCTAAGACCCCAAGGGCTACCACTAACGCGAACATTTGGAATATGAACAATGGGAATAGTACCAAGCGGGTTAGGGCGAGAATCAATAAGTTCATCGTTGATGTATTCCTCAATCACATCTTCTGTAAGAATTTCAGTGTAAGTAAATACCTGACGAGTACCTTCTAGTGATGTGCCCCAGAAACGATACTTTAACTTAAAGCGTATAAGGCGCTCGCGGTCATGTGGGTGAAACTCTGGAAAACAAAAAGCAGCATTAAGGGGAAGAATGCGAACACGTCCAGGGTGCGCCATACCTGATGGGTCAACCCATGCTTCTTCATAAGCTACCTTAATAAAGCAATCGCCAGAGACCGAACCTTGCTGGCCCATCTCCCATAAAATTGTTGCTTTGTTGTTATCTACTTCCCACACTCTTTCAAGTAGGTCAGGAACAATAGCTTCGGTCTCCTTTGGTGAGCGGAAGTTAACGCCCTTACCAAAAGTAAAGTTAATAATAAAATCTGTAAAAGCACGGTAGTAGTTAAGTACTAGCTGTGCATCACCCACCTGGCGACGATATGAGTAGTGGTGACCAAGGTACATAGCCCAGTTAAGGGAGTAGCGATTTAGACGAGGACCGTGAACTTCAAATTCTTCATCAGCCAATTCCACTAAACCTAGTGGAGAAATGGAGATAGTTAGGTCGCTAGACGCCGCCCTATAAGAGGGGGGAGAAAAATCAATACCGCTCAACTATTCCACCTTTTTCTTACATATAGACAAAGACTACCACAATTAAATAAGGTTAGCGAATACGCTCGCCGCGGATATTGGCCTTGCCAACTTTTTTAACAACCTTCTTTTTTTGCTGCTCTTCTTTTTTTTCTATCTCTTCGTGTGCGTAATCTCGAAAACGTGGGTCTACTTCTCTTTTAGAGTTGACGTATTGACCACCCATTTGATTGTATTTAGCATGAATCCAGTGACCACGGGCAGGTGAGTTTTTAGAGAACTTTGCTCCCGCTTGAGCGGTAATCATGTTCCAAAGTTTAGGATTTGCGGCTACGCGCTCTTCCGTCTTTTTTACTTCTTTACCTGAGATAAGTGCCATTGTTAATCCTTAGAAATGAGGAACCTACCCCCGCAGCTTTTCAAATATGCTGAACGGGGGTAGGAAACCTAATTAATCGTTTACTACTGCTGGGTTAGATGCTTTTTGGTTTGCACCGCTGCGAATTACGCGCTCAATGCGGTTATCTCCATGGTCAGCAAATCCGCCTGCTGAAAAATCAGTAAGGCTTGCTGGTGCTTCTACCCATGCTGCAGAACCAACGTGTGCGCGTTCACGCATTGTTTCTTCTGCTGTCTTTGTGTGAACAGGCTTGTTACGGTTTGGACGACCTGGTGCAGGTTCGTATCCATGCATTGCACCGTTAGTGAATTCGCTAGGAATGTCAGTATCAGTTGCAAGACCTTCTTCAAAACGTAGTGGGCCACGTTGTCCTGGTGTTGCAGAAGCCATCTTACGGTCGTAAGTGGTTCCTGGCTTTTCAGGGAACTTAGGTGTTGGGGCAATTGCCATTTTTTATACTCCTTATAAGGGTTGAGGACCTCGTGTAAAAGTGTCCTACTTATTGGTCGTAAAGTCAGGCTAAACGGGTAACTACCTACTGAAGAACGGGGAGGTAGATACTTCAACCGAAGGCATAGTCATATCTAAAGTTAAAGATACGGCTATTGCAAGGCTGTCCGCATAGTCATCGTGGGCATGCGCCTCATCTGGCGCATGAGCAAGGAAGTTAGGTCCTGTGAACTTAGTTTCCAAGTCTGTCATTTGTTGGTAGAAACGCTTCCAGGTCCGTAGTCGCCTTGTCTTTGCGTGTGCAGGCCAACCAACTAATCTGCGGTCAATTAAAGCCTTAAGGTGTTTCCAACGCTTTGATTGCTCTGGTTGACTACTTCCTATGGAATGTACTTCTGCTCTTGGGAGGAGGAGTTTGAGTCTTTGTGCAACCGCATCACCCACGCCGTTAGCGTCAACGCCAACAGCAAGTACGTCGTAACTCCCCAAGAAATTAACGATTTGAAAGTATTGGTCTTCCCAGTCATCACCTTGTAACTCCAGCCAGTTTAAAATTCTATGGTCAAAATATCCAAACTCATCAGGCCTATCCCAGTCAACCCAAACAACCGTGACAACTGTGGAGTCCATCTTACGAGCAGGGTCAATACCTACTACAACTGGGGAACGGTGCCAAGCCTTAACGGTTTCTTGAGATGTGTCTCCAAGCTCATCCATCATAGCTGAGGTTACGAACATACCTCGTTCCAGCAACCACTTACAGCAGTAGGACATCTGGAACTCATCTGAGTCTTCGCCAATACGCAGCATTTCTTTTTTAATGAACTTTGCGTAGTTAGCGTTGCACTTACTTACATCTCTGTAATCCCACTCAAAGTGGTTAGTGCGAATTCCTCTACCTGTCTGTCTACGCTTATTGAGTTGGATAGAACGATAGAAGTTGTTTTTATGCGTAGTAGGAGTTCCAGTCTTAACCATGGTTCCTGAGTAGTACGCAAGCATAGGAGAGATAGACTTAGATACCACGAAGTCATCTGCTTCTTGACACTCGTCAATAACAATAAGGTGGAAAGACTTAGATTCAATCTTTGCACGTGGGTTAGCTGTCATCATCATAAGGCTACTGCCAGAGTTCTTTAATTTAATTTGTCTAGTAACGCCTGGAACTTTACCTAGGCTGTCATCAATCTCAGGGTCACCTAAAATCTCTAAAGCACGTTCGCTAGTAAGCCTATTAACAGTGCGACCAAAGAGAGTTTCTACCTGACCTTCAACTGGAGCAAACATACCAATCCAGATGCCCTCTTTAAACTGACCTAATAGGTCTGGATACATCTTTGCAAGGCGTGGCAAAAGCACCATTAGCGTTGCTACGGTATTAGCAATTGTTTCAGACTTACCTGACTGACGTGCGGCTAACGCTGTTACTTCTTCACCGTCATTGATAATTACGGACTCAATGATGCGACGGGCAAGAGGCATTTGATAAGGGTGTAGCTCATGGCCTACTAAAGCGTTCATGAACTCAATACATCTATCAATTAGCTTTTTTACAAACTCTTTAGAGAGCTCATCAAGCTCAATATCTTCTTCTTCTTCAGGCAGGCCTTCTTCGAGCTCTTCCTCAGGGAAGAACTCGTCATCTTCGTCTTCTTCTAAAACAATGTTGTTGTCCATATTAACCTTAGTTTAATATAAAACAAAAAGCCTGGGTAGTTATACCCAGGACCTTTTGATGCCATCACACGGGGAGAGGAAGAGAGGCAAGGATAATTCTAGCATAACTAATAGGATAATTAAAGAGGCTTGCTCATTCTAGTGTGTAACTGGTCAACAACTGCATGTAAAGCTTCGGCTCCCTTAAGAGCTTCATTTAGGTAAACAGCGTCTCTATTTTTAGTATAACCAGAAAGGCAACGACCAATTTCAGTAATAGCTTGGTCTGCCCACATCTCTAGTTCCCCAGTTGGAATCTTAGATACTCTTCTGGCTACTTTTTCAGGAAAAGGCTTAGTCCAAGCTTCTTTCTTAAAAAAACTCATCATATGCTCCATCCTTGGGTTTCCAGGCTTCACGGCCTTTCATAGCATCAGATAGTAGCTTATCAACAGCGTCCTCGTCATCCCACATAATATCTGGGGTATGGTAGAAAACTCCTGCATATAAACCAGGCTCTGTAAATGGGAGCCTGAACACTAGGCACTTACCTTTTCTATATGGATATTCTGTCTCTTGAGTACTGCCTACCTCAATTATAGGTAAAGCTTTTCTATGCCAGTAACGAAGTTTTCCGCCGTATAGTGGTCCGTATGATTTCATATCTACTCTTTACCTGAAAATGGGATTTTAAAGTCTTCTCTTACTTTCTGTATTCTACTAGCAGTTGCTGCCGTTTGTGACAGACGTTCCTGAGCTTCTGGAGATATATCATCTGAGTTAGCAGGTCCCATTGTAGGCCACTTATCTAATCCGCTAGACGCAAGGTATCGACCAGTCGAATCTGCTACCTGTATAGCTTCCCAGTGGTTAGCACCTACATTATCGTACTGCCACTGTGTACCATCTCTAAATACAACGTACAGAGTTCTAGACCCGTAGTTATACCCTATAGCATGTGCACGTGGGCGTGAAGAATTTATTGTGTTAGCGTGACGAAACTCAGAAGGCAAGACTACTTTGAATTGCTCTTGAAAAGGGCTATCAATTAATAGTTTTTCTTGCGCTCTTAAACCAAGGTTAAGAATTCTATTCTTTTGTTCTTCGCGTTGTTTAGCGGCTAACTCTAACTTTGGGTCTGGCTTAGCCATTATTCCTCGCAACTGTGGTTCTTAGTCTCCGATTCTGTAACACGTGAAAAACAGCGTGAACAACGAAGATATTTCTCTGGAGTAAAGTTATTTTGTACTGTAGCGCCTAGTGGGTGGTTTGAACCATCATCAGAGTACGGGTCATCTTCATCAATGACAATTTTAGGCTCTCTAAAGAGTTCCCTAGGAAATGGGCCCTGTGGCTCCACCATTCGGTCAGGTACTGGATGTACCTGTATTGCTTGTCTTCTACTTACTTTCATCGGCAGGGACTTCCTCTGCCTTATCTTCAGCAGGAACGGCTTTCTTCTTAGAAGGCTTTTCTTCAACTGCTTCAACTAATGGGAAGTGACCAGAATCAGCACGTTCCTGTAACCACTTTGGTAAATCGTTGTGGCAATAATTAACTGGGTTAGTCCCTGGGTCTGCACATGTATAAGCAGCGTCTAGTTCACAATTATCACACTTTGGCTTCGCCATAATATCCTCCTAATAGTTGGAGGCGGGGGTCACCCGCCTCCTCCTATTCTACTTACTTGCGCCGATTCCGTATGCCTTATCTTTAGGATTTACGGCTTTTGCTAGAGGGCCAATGAGACCTGCAATAAATGCGTTAAGCAGAGTCTTTGGGTCCGTAATGCCGCTCATGTATAGGGCGACGACTGATGCCGCGCTTGCACGTAGGTATGTGCCAAGTGCTGCTGTTAGCTGTTCTTTGTTCATGGTTCTCCTTAGACCCCCGTGTGTGGGGGATTAATAAAAGAGTACTACTACTTCTCGGTTTCGTCTAGGTGCTGTGTAAAGCGACCTTCAAGACGAGCAACAGAGACGCGCAGGTCTACCATCTCGGCATGAATTTTATTGACGGTATCTTTCATCGAGCCCCCGCCGTTGGGCTTAAGTTCATGTACATAGTTCTTTAGGTAAGATTTTAATACCCATGATGTGGCTGTAATAATTGCTGCTCCAAAAGCTGCAAATCCAGCTAGTGTTCCAGCCCACTCTGCTACTGACATATGTCTCTCATTTTCTAGTTTAAATTAGAATGTAGATATATGTTGTCCATTACGCATATACAAATGCGGAAATACGTGTATCTATTAAATACGTAAATACTTAATTTGTCTCAATATAAAAAATATATTTACTTCGGCTTGACTCTCGCTGTAACACTGTGGCACTCTAGTTCTTGAAAGGCTCCAGTAATGGAGCCTTTTGCTACTGAGAGGAGCAGAAATGTTCAATATCAGAAAAGAAACAATGGATAAAGTGGCGGTGTTTTCAATGTATGCACTGTTAATAGGGGGAATACCTCACACGCTAGCTAATGCGGATGAGAAAGTTCCAACTGTGACAGTACAAGAAATCGCTGTGGACCCACTAGAGAAGTACAAAGGAGCAAAAGAACTGTCAGATACAGAATTAGTTGACCTGCTTAGAGCGGTTGGTTTTGAGGGAAAAGCTCTCAAGGTCGCCTACGCGGTTGCTAAGAAAGAATCTAACGGTCGCCCCTTAGCCCACAACGGAAACGTCAATACAGGCGACAACTCCTACGGGATGTTCCAGATTAATATGCTGGGAAGTCTCGGAGAAGACCGACGGGAGAAATTTGACCTCAAATCAAATAAGGAACTTCTGGACCCCGTGACTAATGCGCAAATTGCGCACTACATGTCAAACGGAGGCTCAGACTGGTCCTCCTGGAAAGTATACCCAGGCCAGAAAAATGGAGAAAGATACGAGAGCTTCCTAAGGGAGTTCCCAAACTAATATACCTTTAAACTAAAAAGCCCCCAGCCAATGGCTGGGGGCTTTTTGCTTGGGAGTTTATTATGCAGCCCAAGGTGTGATTGTAATTGTTGCTGTTGAAAGAACATTTGCTGTTGCTGCTGCAACTGACTGTGTTCTGAT